CTGGATCGGGTCCATATCTAGTCACGTTTGCCATACCCACACAAGCAATTGCGCCATATCTAACAAGTGCAATTGGTGGTGTTACATATACTGTTAGCGGTAACAGCAATACAAGTTATAATGCCAGCGGATTAACAGCAACAGCTAGCACCACAACCAGTATCACACTTAGCTATCCGACTGATCCTGGCGCATATGGAACTGGAACAACCAGTCTTGTTAGCACTGGATTCTTCCAAGGCAGCATTGTTAGAATTAATCAAAATGCGGCTCAGGATTTTACAACCGGCGGTACTGGCACAAATATAACCTTCCAAACAACACCAATTAACAGTACAACAATCGGTCTATCAGCGACCATAGACGACACTGGATTGGTACTAACAGGGACAACTAATAGCAGCAGCGGTATCACATTCCGTGATGGCAGTAGACAAACCACAGCAGCTACAATATTGCCAAGTCAAACAGGCAATACAGGTTACTTCCTCCAGACCAATGGCAGCACACTGAGTTGGCAACCAGTGGTATCAGGTGTGGTCTACAAAGGCAACTGGGATCCAAATGTTAATAGCCAAGGATTAGGCAATGGCCCGCCTGCAACTCCAAGCGGAGTGCAATCTGGCTGGGAATACAGCGCCAGCGCTAGTGGATCTTTTGACTTTGGCGCAGGTAGCATAAGCTTTAATCAAGGCGACTTTGTAATATTTGATGGCTCAGTTTGGCAAAAGATCGCAGGCGCTTCGCCAGGTGTAAGCAGCATTACATTTGGCAGTAACACGTTAACAGGGCCTGTGACCGTTAGCAGCACTAACCTAACCGATGTTCTAGGATCAGGCAGCATTTCTAATAGCAAACTAGCCAACAGCAGTGTCACAATAACTGCCGGCACAGGCATGAGTGGGGGTGGTATTGTAAGTTTGGGTAGTAGTGTTACCCTTAACAATAATGGTGTAATTAGCCTAGTTGGTGGAACACATGTTAATGTTACTGGAAGCGGCGGTGCCCTTACTGTAAATTTAGATGCAACGTCTGCTAATACCAATAGTGCTATTGTAGCTAGAGATGTTAGCGGAAACTTTAGTGCAAACGTTATCACAGCAGCTTTGTCTGGTAATGCTAGCACAGCAAGCAAACTCGCAACATCAAGAAATATCAACGGCGTTCCATTTGACGGAAGTGCTGACATCAGTATTCCGGCTGGAGTTGGGTACACTGGTAGCATTGGTCCGATTGGCTATACTGGTAGTGCAAGCACTGTTATCGGCTATACTGGATCAATTGGCTCACAAGGCCCAATTGGTTATGTAGGTTCGTTAGGATATGATGGTTCAAGAGGTTATACCGGTAGCCAAGGTATTCAAGGCATACAAGGACCTATTGGCTATACTGGTAGTGCAAGCACTGTTATTGGCTATACTGGATCAATTGGCTCACAGGGCCCAATTGGCTATACTGGATCAGCAGTAATTAATGTTCCTGGATACTATTATGCGCTAAATGCCCCTAGATCGACAACTCCGGGAAATGCAAACCCTCAAAGTGTGTTTGGAGTGGGTGTTACATTGGCAGCAAACTCTCGCTATGAATTTGAAATACAATGCACGGTTACTAGCTCCAGCGGAAACCGCAACCCAACCATTGCATGGGGTGGAACAGCGATAACCAATGTTGCACAGTTAAGCTATTCAGCGATAGGTTATCCAGGAGCACTTGGCACAGTATCTGCAATGGGTCCGGCAGCATTTTTGAATAATTATCTGACCAGTGGGTATACAACAGGAGTAGCATATGTTAACGGCGGTGGCGTAACTGCAGGCACTCCGATCACTACTACCATTACAGGTCTAGTTGATACTGGTACAAGCGGCGGCACCTTCTATCCAGAAATAGGTTGGAGTGGCACTCCGGGCACTGTTACATTTAGTGCCTTAAGCTATATGAATATCTCCTTGTTGGGACCAACTGGCGGCAATAGTTCGTCTGGAACTTGGAGCTAATTAGATTATGGCAAGCTTGTATGATTTGCTTAAAAACACATTTACCGGCAAGGACAACAAAACCATTGATATTGGTCGAGTTATCTGGATGATGGGCTCCATAACTTTTATAGGCTGCACCATTGCCGAGCTATATATTAAGGGAAACTGGGACGCTATAGCATTTGGCACAGGCTTTGGTGCTGTGCTCGCAGCGGGCGGTTTCGCCCTAAAGATAAAACAAGGCACTGAACCAGATCCTTGCAGCGAAGATAGTCATAACGGTTGATTTATGTTGGAAAAATGCCTCGATGCAGTGTTTGAAACGGCTTTGACTTGCACGAGGGAATCATACAATATAAATTTAAGAGACTTTGATTACTACGATAAAGATGGTTTTGAGTTAACATTGGCCGAACGAAAAATATTAATATCAAATAATGTTCGGTTGCAAGAGTGTTTGAATCATTGGACTTGGCACAATGATTGGTTAAAGTTATCCAAAACTGATGGTGGTCTATATTTGGATCATTGTATACTATTACATCGTGCAGACTTTGCTGAGGATGCTAGAGCAGAAATAGCCTGCTATGACCATCCAGGAGCAGCATTTATGCTATCAGCCAAACCCAAATGGGGATTGGACTTTGCTATGGATCATTTGGACGGCGATGCAGTAGAAGTTCTACATATAGAATTAGATGATTATGATTACAATCGTATAAATGATCGCAAAAACGCATTAGAATCTTGGTTGCTGGCTCAAGACTGGAGTGATCTGGCTGCTGAAATTCGAGCTAAACGGGATGAATGGGCAGGGCTAAAGGGCCCTGCCCAAAACGATTGGAAGGCCAACTACCTACTAGGGTGGAACAAAGCGGAGTACACAGAGAAGAGTTGCGTGTTTTTCCAAAACCAACATAAATAACATATAACATTAGGGTTATACTATGGAAGAACTGATTGGACAACTCAAGATAGCCTTTGCAAACACATTTGTGTTTCATATCAAAGCATGGGGTTATCACTGGAACGTGGAGGGTTCGGACTTCTACGAATACCACAAATTGCTGGAAGAAATCTACAGCGAAGTGCAAGAAGCAATTGATCCCACAGCAGAATACATTCGCCAACTACAAAGCTATGCTCCGTTTGCAATGGAACGTATCAAACAGTTAAGCGAAGTTCCAGAAGATCTCAAAATACCACCTGTGGAAGGCATGGTGCAAGAACTATTGGCAGCAAACCAAGTAGTAATTGACTCATTGCAGAGAGTGTATGACCTAGCCGAAGCCAACAAACAAAATGCACTAAGCAACTTTATGGCCGAGCGTTTATCAGCTCACAACAAGCATGCTTGGTTTTTGCGCAGCAGCATCAAAAAAAGATAAGGAACTACTAACATGACCGACATGAAAAAATGGATGAGAGTACTCAACGAGAGCAGCATGCCGGGGCATGTGATGAGTGAACAGACTTGCCCTTTGTGCCACAAGATGAAAGACATGTGCGAATGCTGGAGCGCACCAGGCATGATGGATGAAAGCACTTGCCCCATGTGCGAACAGCCAATGGACATGTGCGAATGCAGTGGGTCGCTGGGTATTATGGATGAAGGCGCTTGCCCAACCTGCCACGAACACCCTTGTGTATGTGATGAGGGCAATGTTGTAACTGGTGCACTTGCTGACAAGTCTATCAAAGTTGGAGATAAGATTCCAGGAACTAATCTAACAAAGACCAAACAGATTGAAGATGAAAGCGTTGATCCAAATTCAGATCACGTCAGTCACGGCTACAATGCCGCATTAAAAGCATTGGATGATCCAATGGGAATCATGCCAAGAAATCCGCACGTACATGATCATATGACTCCAGAAGACGAGAAACATGCTCAAGATTGGGAAAAAGGATTTAGGGCAGCAATGCATGGCGAGGGAGGCATGGATGAGAGTTTAACAGGTGCTGCTGGCGGAGCTATAGCTGGCGGGATGATGGGGGGTTCTTTGGGAGCAGTTGCAGGTGGATTGCTGGGTAGCAATCTTGGCAACGAAAAAGAATCAAATAATTCTTCTGGGCCAACAATCGTTCCAATTCCCCTGGAAGAAGAGCATTGCATGGAATGTGGTA